AATTTGGAACGGCCTTACAGATTCTCCAACTGCTAAATATGAAAGATTGTTACCATCCGGCGATGCGTCACTAACACGTGCGTTATTACACATGCAGCACGGACACTTTCCAGCCATTGTTGCACCCTCCCCTCGTCTTAGTGTTTTTTCGGCGCGGATACCATTTTTAACCAAGGTTTCGTTCTTTATCGCGCGCCAGAGGTAAACAAAAAATTGCGAAAGGCCGCGCTTTTTGTCGCGCTTTCCTTTCGCAATTAATATTACAATCTTCAAGTCAAGTGGTTTGCAAATAAAGTCCTTTCTTTATTTTGGCTTTTGTGCTATACTGTAAGAGCCACACAATCTAATAGTTTTCAAGTTGCAAGGGAAAATTACTTTGGTAAAAAGTGTTTTCTCTCTTTACTCATGTGTCCTTTGCGACTTGATTGAGATTGTGTGGCAACAATGAGGGATTTACTTTTTCGGTGCGTCTCTCATGTGGGGGCGCACTTTTTTATTGCCCTTATGAAAGGGGATAGGACAATGAGCGGAGAGAAGAAAACACCTAAAACCACGAGTAATATTGCAACCGGCATCGCTATGGCTGCATCCATAGTGCCTCTTGTCAAACCTGCTATCGAAGCTGTTCGTGATTATGCAGATAAGACGATTGAGGAACGGAAAAAACTGATCGTTGTGCCGAAGCTATATTCTTCGGAATATCGAACCACGTCGGAGCAAGCTGTAGAAATACTGACAAGCCTTGGGTTAAAGGCGGTTCTCTCTCCGACTCTTATTGATGACGCTGATGGAAAATATAGAAACTGTATCAACAATCAGGTGATTAAATCTGAGCCAAAAGCAAAACAGAAAGTCGAACCAGGGACTACTGTTCGCGTTTTGTATATCACGCAGGAAGTTATTGATGAAAGTCAGCGTCTGTTCAATGAGTCCGAAAAACGAAAAGCAGAACGATTGCTTGAGAAAAGTATAAGACGTTCTGAGCGGAAAGAAAAAACAAAGCAAGTGGTATCGGATGTTGCTGATACTGTTAAACGAGGAGTCGGAAAAATTCCATCGGTTCTTCATAAAAAGAACAACGACAAGGAGGAACACAATGAGTAAGAATGGTAAAAAGCGCGGCTTTGGCGGTTTGCTGCTGGATTTTATTTTGGTACTCTGTACCGGAGGATTGTGGCTCATTTGGATTTTGATACGCTATCTTCGAAACAACAGCTAAACGCTAAAACTGAATAATTGACGCGGCCAAGATGCTTAACGGTGTCTTGGCCTTTTCTTTTGTCTATTTTTGCCGCGCGAAAAATACATGCCCTTTTATGAAGAGAGGGATAGAATAGCTATTTTTAAAGATAGACATTCCCTTTTCCGTTTTGCAAAAAAGCACTGAAAGGAGGCCCATTAACCATGCTTGAAAGTCAATTCCAAGCAAAGCTCATTAAAGAGCTTAAGAAAAGATTTCCTGGTTGCATCGTTATGAAAAGCGATTCGGGATATTTACAAGGCATTCCCGATCTGCTCATTCTTTATAATGATAAATGGGCTTCTTTGGAATGTAAACAAAGCGCTGGCGCAAAGAGACAACCGAATCAAGAGTATTATGTCGGGAAGATGGATGAGATGTCGTTCTCAAGATTCATCTGCCCGGAGAACAAGGAGGAAGTGCTGCATGATCTTCAACAATCATTCGAATCTTGAAGGGCAACACGCTTTTCTCGGTGCCAGCAAATATCATTGGATTAACTACAGCGAGGACAAGGTGGCGGAAGCATATTCCAAATTCCTCGCCACGCAAAAAGGAACCGTTCTTCACGAATTTGCGTGCCAGTGTATTCGTCTTGGGCAGAAATTGCCGAAGTCTCAAAAAACACTGAACATGTATGTCAATGACGCGATCGGTTTCAAAATGACACCAGAGCAAATTCTGTTTTACTCAGAAAATTGTTTTGGTACCGCCGACACTATCATGTTTCGAAACCGGTTCCTTCGTATTCATGATTTAAAGACCGGAGCTATTCCGGCGCACATGGAGCAGCTTAAAATATATGCTGCTCTTTTTTGTTTGGAATACAAAATAAAGCCGGCCGACATCGATATAGAGCTTCGCTTGTATCAAAACAACGAAATTCTGTACGATGAACCGACAGCGGAAGACATTGTCCCAATTATGGATAAAATCGTTACCTTTGACAAGGTGATTCGTAAAATCAAAGAACAGGAGGGTTAAACCATGAATTCCTTTGTGGAGGAAATGCTGATGCACTACGGAATGCCAAGACGTTCCGGTCGTTATCCCTGGGGTTCTGGAGACAACCCTTACCAGCATAGCGGGGATTTTCTATCGCGAGTAGAAGAGATGAAGAAATCTGGCTTTACTTTTACGGATAAAGATGGGAAAACCTACACTGGCGAAGTAGCTATCGCAAAATCTATGGGCCTCAGCACAACACAGTTCAGGACACAGATGAGTTTAGCGAAAGATGAAAGAAGATCCGCCGACGTTTCGACTGCTAAGGCGCTTCGGGAAAAAGGATACAGTCTGAACGAAATTGCGGAGAAAATGGGATTTGCTAATGATTCTTCCGTCCGCTCTCTACTCAACGAATCGTCCGAAGCCCGTATGAACCAGGCTAAAACCACAGCTGAATTCCTGAAAAAGCAGATTGCGGAAAAAGGAATGATAGACGTTGGTACTGGCGTTGAGCGGGAACTTGGTATCTCTAAAGAAAAGCTGAACCAGGCTCTTTATATTTTGGAGATGGAAGGGTATCCCGTTTATGGAGGCGGTGTTCCGCAGGTTACGAATCCCGGAAAGCAGACCAACATTAAAGTCATCTGCCCTCCTGGAACAGAACATAAAGAGATTTATAATTTTGAAAATGTTCATTCTGTCAGGGACTACATCTCTTACGACGAAGGCGAGTCTTTCAGAAAGGCGTTTGAATACCCATCCAGTATGGATTCCAAGCGGCTTCAAATTCGTTATGCGGAAGATGGCGGGATTCAGAAAGATGGCGTTATTGAGCTTCGAAGAGGCGTTGATGATCTTTCTCTTGGCGACGCACATTATGCGCAAGTTCGTATTCTTGTGGACGGAACACATTATCTTAAAGGGATGGCCGTTTATTCCGATGACCTTCCTGATGGTGTTGATGTTCGCTTTAATACTAATAAAAAGAGAGGAACCCCAACGGAAGATGTGCTGAAGAAAATCAAGGATGACCCTGATAATCCTTTTGGCTCAGCAATTAAAGAGCGTGGCGGCCAGAGTTACTATGACGACCCAAATGGAAAGTACACTGATCCGGTAACAGGAAAAAAGCAGTCGCTTTCACTCATCAACAAAAGAGCCGAAGAAGGCGATTGGGGCGAATGGTCAGATAAACTTCCTTCACAGTTTCTTTCCAAACAGCCAAAGTATCTAGTGGACAAACAGCTTGGTTTAGCGATAAGCGATAAGATGGCAGAGTTCGATGACATTTGCTCTTTAGTAAATCCAACTATCAAAAAATCTCTTCTTAAATCTTTTGCCGATAGTTGCGATTATGATGCTGTTCATTTGCAAGCGGCTGCTCTCCCACGCCAGAAGTATCAAGTCATCCTGCCGATTACCTCAATGAAAGATAATGAGGTCTATGCACCGAACTATAAGAATGGTGAAACCGTCGCTTTGGTCCGTTATCCCCATGGCGGAACATTTGAAATTCCGATTCTTACCGTCAACAACAAACAGGCGGAAGCAAGAAGGGTTCTCGGCACTACTCCAAAAGATGCCATCGGTATTAACAGCAAGGTGGCTGAGCGTCTTTCCGGAGCCGATTTTGACGGCGATACTGTCATGGTCATTCCGTGCAATTCAGGAAGAAGCAAGGTTAAGATTACTTCCACCCCGCAGTTAATCAAAGATTTTGACCCAAAGCTTGAATACGGCGGAAAGAAAGAAGGAACCTTTAAGCAGATGCGGGATACCCAGAAAGAGATGGGTGTTATCTCGAACTTGATTACGGATATGACCATCAAAGGCGCCACCAGAGAAGAGCTTGCAAGAGCGGTTCGGCATTCAATGGTGGTTATTGACGCTGAAAAACATAAGCTGGATTACAAGCAGAGCGAAATCGACAATGGTATCAGTTCTTTGAAGAAGAAATATCAGGGTGTTGTAGAAGACGGCCGTTATCACGAGGGTGCTTCTACCCTTATCTCCCGTGCGAAATCGGAGGTATCGGTGGTTAAAAGGCAAGGAAGCCCCAAGATTGACGAAAAGACCGGCGAACTTATATGGAAACCGGTTGACGACCCCGTCTACGTTGATAAGAGAACCGGTAGAACTAAGGTCAGAACACAACCCAGTACAAAGATGGCTGAAACAAAGGATGCCTACACGCTTGTGTCCGATGTGGATTCCCCGATAGAGAGAGCTTATGCAAATTATGCTAATAAAATGAAGGCCCTAGCTAACCAAGCGCGTTTGGAAATGCTGTCTACCGGCAAGATTCCGTACTCCTCCTCTGCCAAAGAAACTTACCAGGCCGAGGTCGATTCTCTGACCGCCAAGCTCAATGTTGCGTTAAAGAACGCCCCCAGGGAGAGACAGGCACAGACCATGGCTAATGCGGTAGTAGCCGCCAAGAAACAGGACAATCCTGGCATGACAAGCGGTGAAATCAAGAAGGCCAGTCAGCAGGCTCTTACACAAGCCCGTTCAGCGGTTGGCGCAAAAAAAGAGACCATTAAAATAACAGACCGTGAATGGGAAGCAATCCAGGCTGGAGCTATCAGCGAAAACAAATTGCGCCAGATCATAGATAATGCAGATATTGACGTATTGCGGCAACGTGCCATGCCTAGAGCAACTACTACGTTAAGTAAGGCTAAAATACAAAAGATTGCATTCATGAATGCTTCTGGTTATAGCACATCTGAAATCGCTGAGGCTTTGGGAATTTCTACAAGCACTGTAGCAAATTATTTGGAATGAAAGGAGTGACCAAGTATGAACGGTTTGTGCAGGCTTACTACAATCGACAATCCTTTTGATCCGTTTGAACGGTTCTCCGATTGGTTCTTGTTCGATGTAGGAAAAGGCTACAATACTTGTTCGTATCTTGCTCGGATTGCAAAGACTTCAGAACAATTCTCAGATGAAGAGAACGAAGAAGAAATTGAAAGAGCAATTGATGAAATCATCAAATACGATTTCATGAACATTTACAAAAAAGTGAAAAGAACTTCTGCAACGACTTGAATAAACGATATGCGGCATGTATTATCGGACATCAAGCCGTTTCTTCTTTCCATTTCTATCTTTGGTTCAATTGTGAACTGAAAATTTTTCAGAAAGTTCAACCACATGGAATCGTCCGGACTACTGCCTTGTGGGTGTAGGGGGGGGGGCTCGTGAAAATCGCACCCCCTTCCACATCGCGGCGGTCTTAAAAAAATCCCCGGGGGTTATTTTTGGGGTTCGCTTTTAGGAAATGATGCAGTATTTGAGCGAGCTTACAGGGTTGGTGGCAGCTTTTCTTCATATGCTCCTCCTTCTTCCTTTCATGTTTTTCTCCTTTCGGTGATTGATGGAAGCCAGCTCTGTAAGTTCTCTCAAATACTGTATCAAAACCTATGCGAAACAGGTGCTTGCAAAACAAATAGTACATGGCAACAAACAGAGAGGAGGCAGTAAGGATGCCAAAAGGTAAAGCTGCAAGCTCTTCTGAGTCGTCAAGAAAGATGAGACCGGCTTTATCTCCGGAGGCTAGAGAAAATCAGTTGGTTTCTTTGGCTGTTGATCTTGCTGAAAAGCAGTTAAGAGAAGGAACTGCTTCTTCTCAGGTTATTACTCATTATCTGAAACTTGGTTCGACTAAGGAAAAGATAGAAAAAGAAATTCTTGAGAAGCAGAAAGAGCTTATTGAGGCTAAAACACAAAATCTTCAATCTGCAAAACGTGTAGAAGAACTCTACACCAATGCTCTTAACGCTATGCGTCATTATTCTGGTGCCGGGGGCGATGAAGATGAGTGTTAGAACTTATTCGGAACTGATATCTCTTCCGACATTTGAGGAACGATTTCGTTATCTGAAGTTGGATGGGAAAATCGGCAAAGCTACTTTTGGTTTTCAAAGATGGCTTAATCAAGAATTTTATCATTCCAGAGAATGGCTGAGTTTTAGAGACGACGTTATCATTCGAGATAATGGGTGCGATTTGGGAATTGCCGGCCACGAAATATTTGGACCGGTACTAATACACCACATCAATCCGATTACTTATGAGGATATCATAAATCGAAATCCTTGCGTCTTTGATTTGGAAAATGTGATATGCACGCAGCTAAAAACACATAACGCTATTCACTACGGAGACGAAAGTATCCTTATCTTAAAACCGGTTCAAAGGAGCCGCAACGATACTTGTCCTTGGCGAAAAAATTGAAAGGAGTACATTTTATGAGCACGATGTATGAAGATGTCGATATAGAAAATCCCGACGGGGTTTCCGGAGATGGCAATGATATCTGCGACGGTCTTATTGGCGTAGTGGTTAATTGTCTGTCGCTGAATATCCGAGAAAAAGCTTCTGTCGATTCAGATGTAATTGCGGAAGCGAAGGCTCTTGATGAGCTGAAAATCGACATGGTAAATTCCAATGATGATTGGTATGCGGTCTGTACAGTTGCCGGTATCGAAGGCTTTTGCATGAAGAAATTCATTGCCGTTAGAAAGTGAGGGAATTCGATATGGACAGCATACTGACATCAATTAAAAAGCTGCTCGGAATTACAGAAGAATACAAGCACTTTGACCAGGATATCATCATGCATATCAATTCGGTGTTTTCTGTTCTTACTCAACTTGGTGTCGGTCCTGCTGAGGGATTCCGTATCGAAGATGACAGCGCCGAATGGTCTGAATTTCTGCAAGATGATTTCTGTCTTGAGTTTGTTAAAACCTACATTTATCTAAAGGTTCGGTTGGCCTTTGATCCTCCGCTTAGTTCAGCAGTTATCGAGTCTATCAACAGACAGATAAGCGAGCTTGAGTGGAGGATCAATGTTTCTGTCGACCCGAAACCAGCATAGAAAGGAGAAATTCAAAATGGATAATACTTCGCTTTCTCATCATGGTATCAAAGGAATGAAATGGGGCGTTAGGAGATTCCAGAATAAAGACGGATCTCGAACTGCTGCTGGGAAGCTAAGAGCTCTATATAGAAGTTCTGAGGAACCCAGTCATGATGATTATAAAAAGGCTCATAGCGTTAAAAGTGTTAAAAATATGAGCGATACAGAACTTCGAATCCGTCTTAATCGACTACAGATGGAGAAGCAGTATAGACAAATAGCTAGTGTTGATGTTAATCGTGGAAGAATTTTTGTTTCTAAAACATTGAAAGCTGCGACTGGCATAGCAACTGCTACCACTACGGCGATAACATTGTACAACAATTACGATAAAGTCAAGAAGATCCTTGTTAGCATGACAAAAAAATAGAAGGAGATATAAAACTTTATGGCATTATCAAACACTGCCGTCCCCAAATATTACGGCATGTTTCGTGATGCCGTTCTTCGAGGAGAAATCCCGGTAAACAAAGAAATCTCCATGGAGATGAATCGCATCGACGACCTTATTGCCAACCCCGGCGTTTACTATGACGACCAGGCGGTTGAGGGATGGATCGCCTATTGCGAAGCGGAGTTGACTCTTACTGATGGGTCCGATCTTTCTTTGCTGGATACATTCAAGCTATGGGGCGAACAGATTTTTGGATGGTATTACTTTGTCGAACGAAGCGTATACCAGCCAAATCCAGACGGCCACGGCGGACATTACGTTCGGAAGAACGTCAAGAAGCGTCTTATCAATAAACAGTATCTTATCGTAGCCAGAGGCGCTGCAAAATCAATGTACGCTTCTACGCTACAGGGATACTTTCTCAACGTTGACACTTCCACAACGCATCAAATCACTACGGCGCCGACCATGAAGCAGGCGGAAGAAGTTATGTCTCCTTTGCGTACTGCAATAACGCGTTCTCGCGGACCGGTGTTCCAGTTCCTGACGGAAGGTTCTTTACAGAATACTACCGGCTCAAAAGCCAATCGCACTAAACTTGCGTCCACCAAAAAAGGTGTCGAGAACTTTCTGACCGGTTCTCTATTAGAGATTCGTCCGATGAGCATTGCCAAGCTTCAAGGTTTGCAGATCAAAGTGGCGACCGTTGACGAATGGCTTTCCGGCGATATTCGAGAGGATGTTATTGGCGCGATTGAGCAAGGCGCTTCAAAAGTAAACGACTACATCATTGTGGCGATCAGTTCCGAAGGTACCGTTCGTAACGGAAGCGGCGATACAATCAAAATGGAGTTGATGGACATCCTTAAAGGAGAATACATTAACCCACACGTTTCCATTTGGTGGTATAAGTTGGATTCTATTGACGAAGTCGGAGATCCCGAAATGTGGATCAAAGCAAATCCCAATCTCGGAAAAACGGTAAGTTATGAAACTTATCAATTGGATGTGGAACGAGCCGAAAAAGCCCCCGCCGCACGAAACGATATTCTCGCAAAGCGTTTTGGATTACCCATGGAGGGATATACCTATTACTTTACTTATGAAGAAACGCTTCCTCACCGAAAGAGAGACTATTGGCAGATGCCGTGTTCTCTCGGTGTGGACCTTTCACAAGGCGATGACTTCTGCGCTTTTACGTTTTTGTTCCCGTTGTCAAACGGTTCTTTTGGCATCAAGACACGAAATTACATAACTTCTATGACGTTGATGAAACTGCCCGCAGCTATGAGGATCAAATACGATCAGTTCATGGCCGAAGGCAGTTTAATTGTTTTAGAGGGCGCTGTGCTCGATATGATGGACGTTTACGAAGACCTCGACAATCATATTTCAGAGTGCGGCTATGATGTTCGCTGTCTTGGCTTTGACCCGTATAACGCCAAAGAATTTGTCGCCAGATGGGAACAGGAAAATGGTCCGTTTGGCATTGAAAAAGTTATTCAGGGCGCCAAAACGGAATCGGTTCCTCTTGGGGAATTAAAGAAGCTTTCCGAAGAAAGGATGCTTCTCTTCGATGAGGAACTCATGACTTTTGCTATGGGTAACTGTATTACCCTTGAAGATACCAACGGAAATCGAAAATTGCTCAAGAAACGATACGAGCAAAAGATTGACGCTGTTGCCGCGATGATGGATGCATATATCGCATACAAGCTCAATCGTGATGCGTTCGACTAAAAGGAGGTGATGATTCAAATGGGAATGTCTTTTGGTTCCAGACTGAAACATGCTTGGAACGCATTTACGGGAACTGATTATACAACCTATCAGGATGTTGGACCTGGCTATTCGTCCAGACCCGACCGTATACGTCTTACCAGAGGCAACGAGCGGTCCATTATCACTTCTGTTTATAACCGAATTGCTTTGGATGTTGCGGCGTTAAATGTGCAGCATATTCGTCTGGACGAAAATGGACGCTTCTTATCCGTTATTCAGGATGGTTTGAACACCTGCCTTACCGTAGAAGCAAATATCGACCAAACCGCCAGAGCCTTTATTCAGGACATTGTCGTGTCCATGCTTGATGAAGGCTGCGTGGCGATTGTGCCCGTTGATACAACTTATGATCCTTCCGTTACCGGTTCGTATGACATTCAAACCATGCGAGTCGGTAAAATTTTAGATTGGTACCCACAGCATGTTAGGGTTCGCCTCTATAACGAGCGGACCGGGACAAAAGAAAACATACTGGTGCCAAAGAGTACAGTAGCGATTGTTGAAAATCCTTTGTACGCAGTCGTGAATGAGCCCAATTCTACCATGCAGCGGCTTATTCGAAAACTTAACCTACTTGACGTCATCGATGAACAGAGCAGTTCTGGAAAATTAGATCTAATTATCCAGTTGCCCTATGTCATCAAGACGGAAGCAAGGCGCCAACAGGCCGAAAACCGGCGAAAAGATATTGAAGCTCAGTTGTCCGGTACTAAATACGGTATTGCTTATGCCGACGGTACCGAGCGTATTACACAGTTGAATCGTTCCGTCAACAACAACCTTATGTCACAGATTGAATATTTAACGAGTATGCTATACAGCCAGTTAGGTATCACTCAAAGCATATTGGACGGTACGGCGGACGAGAAAACGATGTTGAACTACAATAACCGAACGATTGAGCCTATTATTTCAGCCATTGTTGACGAAATGAAACGAAAGTTTCTAACAAAAACCGCCCGATCACAATCCCAGTCGATTTCGTTCTTTAGAGACCCGTTTAAACTCGTTCCTGTCAACGATATCGCTGAAATTGCTGATAAGTTCACTCGAAACGAAATTATGACATCGAATGAAATTCGGCAGGTTATCGGCATGAAGCCTTCGGATGACCCGAGAGCGGACGAGCTTAGGAACAAAAACCTCAGCGCCCCGAGCGAGTCAGAGCCGGAAACCAATCCGCCTGTCGAAGACGAAAATGTGGAAACAGAGTAGTTTCGAGAGTAGGGTCTCTAAAACAAAAACGAAACAAGGAGGAAATTCAAAATGGAAAGAGCGTTTCAGCCTGAAGCCTGCGATTTCAGCGGATGGGCAACCAGAAACGACCTTAAATGCTCTGACGGAAGAGTGATTCGTAGAGACGCATTCAAACATGATGATGGAATCAAAGTCCCTCTCGTATGGAATCATCAGCACAATGACCCACGCAATGTGCTTGGTCATGCATGGCTGGAAAATCGTCCGGAAGGTGTTTATACCTATGGCTTTTTCAACGATTCCGAATCCGGCGAGATTGGAAAGATTCTTGTTAAGCATGGGGACATTTGTGCGTTGTCTATCTACGCCAATCAGCTTCAGCAGAGAGGGTGCGACGTTCTTCATGGAGAGATTCGTGAAGTAAGTCTGGTTCATGCCGGTGCAAATCCTGGCGCTTTTATCGATTCTATGCTCAAGCACGGCGAAGACTCGGATGACGAAGCGATCATCTATACAGGTATGCCGCTCTATCTGTCGCATTCCGATGCTAATAAGCAGGAAGACAAGGAGGATGACGGTGAAAAGAAAGAAACTCCTGAAAAGAAGAGTGATTCCGATGAGGAGAAAACTGTCGCCGATGTAATCAACAGCATGACCGAAGAGCAGAAAAACGTTATGTACGCTATGATCGGTCAGGCTATGGACGACCAGGGCGAATCTGACCCCGAGTCTGAAGACAATAACGATGACGATTCTAAAGGAGGAACTAATACTATGAAACATAATGTGTTTGATAAGGATGACCGTCAGAAGGAGAATGTTCTCATTCATTCCGATGGGTCTGAGGTATCCAGCGAAGAGATTTCCACGATCTTTGGCGATATCAAGCGCTACGGCAGCCTGAAGGACAGCGTGCTTGCTCACGGCATCGACAATGTGGACTATCTGTTCCCTGACGCCCAGACTTTGGCCAACACCCCCGAATTTATTCAGCGTGATACCGGTTGGGTAAAGAAGGTTATGAGCGGTGTGCACCACACCCCGTTTTCCCGCATTAAGTCCATCTTTGCCGATATCACTGAGGACGACGCCCGCGCAAAGGGGTATTTCAAGGGCAAGCTGAAGAAGGAAGAGGTCTTTGGTCTTTTGAAGCGCACCACTACCCCGACTACCGTTTACAAGAAGCAGAAGATGGATCGCGACGATGTTGTCGACATCACTGATTTCGACGTTGTGGCGTGGCTGAAATCTGAAATGCGCATGATGCTGGACGAGGAGCTGGCCCGAGCTTATCTGATTGGCGACGGCCGTCTTGCTTCCAGCGATGATAAGATCAATGAGCAGAACATCCGTCCCATTCTCAAGGACGAGGAGCTGTATACCATTCAAGCTGCCGTCAGCGTCCAGTCTTCCGCTACTGAGGACGACAAGGCCCGCGAGTTTATTCGCACCGCTATCAAGGCCCGCAAGAACTATAAGGGTTCTGGTCAGCCTACTCTGTACACCACTGAAGACATTCTTACTGACTGCCTGCTCCTGACTGATACTACCGGCCGCGATCTCTACACCGATGTCGCTCAGCTTGCAAAGAAGCTCCGCGTTAAGGAGATTGTGACCGTTCCGGTTATGGAGGGTGTAAACGGAAAGAACGGCGGCGCTCTGATGGGCATTATCGTTAATCTGGCGGATTACAATGTCGGCGCGGATCGCGGCGGCGCTGTGAACATGTTCGATGATTTCGATATCGACTACAACCAGCAGAAGTATCTGATTGAGACTCGTTGTTCCGGCGCTCTTATCAAGCCTTATTCCGCTATCGCTCTCGAACTGAGCACTGCCGGTTAAAATTAACAACAAAAAATAGCAAGGAGGACTAATCAATGAATAACATGACCGTTGTTTACTCTGACGCTGAAGAGAAATATGTGAAAAACGTTGTTCTCTACGGTAAGACGGCTAACAATTATCTGTACACAGACAGCAAGTGTTCGGAAGCGAACAAAGTTGATAAGGATACTCTTCTCAATCTGTGTAAGAAGGGTGTAATCATCAGCTACAACAATACGTATTACATGCCGCTGTTCTTCAAGGAAGAGTCCGGCGGCAGCGTTTCCGTAACCTTTGCGACTGCTGTTTCTGCGTCCGCTTCTGCTGCGACTACTCTGTATTCCAAGGAGCATTCCGCTGGCTAAAGGGGTGAAAATTCAAAATGGCGAAGTTTTATGGAGCAATCGGCTATGCTGTTACTGAGGAAACGACCCCCGGCGTATGGGAAGACCGTATCTCCGAGCGCATGTATTTCGGCGAACTTGTCAGAAATACCCGCAGGCTTCAGACAGCCGACAAACTCAACGATAACATCAATGTTTCGAATGAGATTAGTATTTTGGCCGATCCATTTGCTCGCGAGAATTTTCACTTGATGAAGTACGTTGGGTTTATGGGTGCTAAATGGAAGATAGAAAGCATTGAAGTTCAGTACCCTAGACTAATACTGACTATAGGAGGGGTATACAATGGCGAATAGACTGGATCTACAGGCTTTGCTGGAAGATATTCTTGGAAGCCGCAATGTGTATTACCAGCCTCCCGAGTCAGTCAAGATGAATTACCCCGCCATTGTATATAGTTTGGATAGTATCGAAAAGACATATGCAAATGACGGGGTATATTTGTTTAATCACCGGTATTCAGTTACAGTTATCGATAAGAACCCGGATACGGATTTGGTAAGAAAAATATTGGAATTACCAATGAGCCGGTTTGACCGGCATTTTAAAAACGATAACTTAAATCACTACATTTTTAATATGTATTTCTGAGATTGGAGGAATATTTTAATGAGTAGACTTGTTTGGGATAAAGTCGGCGAACGCCTTTATGAAACAGGCTGCGATCATGGCGTTCTTTACCCGATTCAGGCGGGTGGAAAGTACAATAAAGGTGTTGCGTGGAACGGCTTGAGCGCGGTAACAGAAAGCCCTTCCGGAGCAGAACCTTCTCCGGTTTATGCCGATAATACTAAATACCTGAATCTGATGTCCGCAGAGGATTTTGGCGGTACAATTGAGGCGTATACTTATCCGGATGAATTCGCAGAATGCGACGGTTCCGTTGAAATTGCCCCGGGTGTGTTTGCAGGTCAACAGCGCAGAAAGATTTTTGGGCTTTCCTATCGAACTATCCTGGGGAACGATGTGGATTCTGATGACTATGGCTATAAGCTTCATCTGGTCTACGGCTGTTTGGCCTCCCCTTCCGAGAAAGGCTATCAAACTAAAAATGATAGCCCCGAGCCGATCGCACTCTCTTGGGAATTCAGCACAACCCCTGTGGAAATCACAAAATTGATCGAAGGTAACAGGATTAAGCCAACAGCAATTCTTACATTCGATTCTACCAAGGTTGATGCCAAGAATCTGGCAAATTTGGAAGAAATCCTTTATGGTAAAGATCCCACCGAGCTTGAAGAAGATGATGGTGTGGAGCCCAGATTGCCTCTTCCTGATGAAGTCATCGAGATCATGACAAAGGAAAACCCTTAATTAGCCTTTCCGTTAAGCCTGAAGACGGAGAGGCTCTTTTGTTTGGAAAATTCGTAAAGGATTTACAGACAAACGTGGTTGTAATCGATGATAAAATAACAGGCACTCTGAAACATGTTACTGGTTATACAGGATTCAGCAGCATTTTGTCTGACCAGGAAGGAAATTACTTGGCTCTCAAGATTGAAACGAAGCCGGTCGTTTCCGATGTTAAAGTTGAGCTCGTGGGCGGTACCAAAGGCCCGGTTGCTCTTGATGATGACATGAACATTGTACTCCTTATCAAGAATAAGGACACGCAGAGCATCAAGGTTACAGCCACAAATAACGAAGAAGTATCCACGAAGACATACAATCTTTCTGGATTGAATTTGGAAACCTAATATTTTTCGGGAAGCCTCATGTTTGACGCGTGGGGCTTCTTTTTTTTTATTTGAAAGGAGAAAAATTATGCTTAAAAAGACAATTTCTTATACGGATCTGAATGGCGTTGAAAGAAAAGAAGATTTCTACTTTAACTTGTCCAAGCCGGAAATTGTAAAGATGCAGACGAGTGTAAAAGGCGGATATGATGTTCAGCTTAAAAGCATTGCCGCAAATTTGGATGGTGGGCAAATCATGGAGTTTTTTGAAGAACTTATTTCTAAAGCATATGGTATCAAGAGTGAAGATGGCCGCCGTTTCATGAAATCAGAAGAAATCTCTAAGTCGTTTATGGAGACTCCCGCATATGAAGTTCTGTTTGAGGAACTTGTTACTAACGACCGTGCTGCGGCGGATTTTGTTAATGCTGTTATGTCTATCAACCGTTCTTCGATTACAGCAACCGTTTCTGAGAATGCATAACATCTAAGGAGAGAGTGGGAGATGCTCCGAATCACGATACCATCCACTGAATTATGGGATGAAGCGAAACAAGAGTTCATCTATACAAATTCGCAAGATCTGCAACTGGAGCATTCTCTTGTTTCTCTTTCAAAATGGGAATCTCGGTGGAATAAACCATTTTTAACAAAATCGGAAAAAACATTGGAAGAAACTATAGATTACGTAAAATGTATGACCCTTACTCAGAACGTAAATCCGAAAGTATACAATTACTTGACGAACGGAAACATTAACGAAATCAACAGGTACATAGAGCTTCCAATGTCGGCTACTCGATTTTTTGAGGAAAAAAAGAGTTCTGGAAACAAAGAGCAGATTACATCTGAACTCATTTACTATTGGATGATTGCTTTAAATATTCCTTTCGAATGCCAGAAATGGCATCTTAACAGGCTTTTTGCTTTGATAAAAGTTTGCGATGTTAAAAGTAAACCGCCTAAAAAATACAGCCGCAGAGAAATCATTAAACGGAATGCAGCATTGAATGCAGCTCGCAGAAAACAATGGAATACGAAAGGGTGATTATTATGAGTAATAGTTCTCTTGTGAGTTATACAAAAATCAGTCCAAACAAAAATAGCCCACGCAATCATGTAATTGACACAATCACAATCCATTGCGTTGTTGGGCAGTGTTCTGTGGAAACATTAGGAAATGTATTCGCACCGGTTTCACGGCAGGCATCTTCTAATTATGGCATCGGAGCAGACGGCCGTGTTGGGATGTATGTAGAAGAGAAGGATCGTTCGTGGTGTTCTTCAAATGCGGCGAATGATAATCGGGCAATTACTATTGAATGTGCCAGCGACACTACGCATCCTTATGCGATTAACGATAAAGTCTATGCCTCTCTGGTTGAGCTTTGTACGGACATATGCAAAAGAAACGGCATTAAAGAACTCAAATGGAAAGGTGATAAATCGCTTATCGGGCAACCGGATAAACAAAATATGACCGTGCATAGGTGGTTTGCCAATAAAGCTTGCCCTGGAGATTATATTTATAATCGTCTTGGACAGATCGCAAATGAAGTAAATGCAAAACTCAATGGATCAAACCAGGCCGCTCCTCCGTCGGAAGGAACGACATTATACCACGTCCAGACAGGAGCATTTGGTAATAAAGCGAACGCTGACGCCATGCTTTCTAAGGTAAAGTCGGCTGGCTTTGATACCTACATGGTCAAGGTCGACAATCTTTATAAGATTCAGGTTGGAGCCTACAGCAGTAAGGAAAATGCGGATGCAATGGCTGCTAAACTGAAAACTGCGGGCTTCGACACTTACGTAACCACTAAGAGCGGAACGGCCGTTTCTTCTGCCACTAAGAAGAGCGTTGATGAGCTTGCCAGAGAAGTCATTCAGGGCCTGTGGGGAAATGGGCAAGAGCGCAAGAACCGTTTACAGGCAGCCGGATATGACCACAACGCTGTTCAGAAAAGAGTAAACGAACTTCTGTAAAAGGATGATTCGATGATAAGTTTCAGACAAAAGGGTGACTTCTCCAAGTTGACCCGCTTTCTGGAAAGGGCGAAAGAAGCGGTTCATGTCGGAGATCTGGACAAGTTTGGCAAAGAGGGAGTAGCCGCCCTTGCGTCTGCGACACCTGTGGACACGGGGCAAACGGCGAATTCCTGGTACTACAAGATAGAAAACAAAAAAAGATCTGTTACAATTTCCTTTTACAACTCAAATATTCAAAATGAAGTTCCTATCGCAATTATTGTGCAATACGGTCATGGAACTCGAAATGGCGGCTGGGTTCAGGGGCGAGATTATATCAATCCTGCAATCCAGCCTATTTTTGACAAAATTGCAAATAACGTGTGGAGGGAGGTTACTAAGCCATGAGCACGACGATTGATGAAAGAGTTGTGGAAATGCGATTCGATAATAAACAATTTGAGCAAAATGTTCAAACCAGTTTATCGACGCTGGATAAGTTAAAACAAGGCTTAAACCTCAAAGGGGCATCCAAAGGTCTGGAAGATGTAAATACTGCGGCTAAAAATTGTAACATGACTCCGCTTACTAATGCCGTTGAAACAGTGAGGATGAAATTTTCAGCTTTAGAAGTAATGGCTGTTACAGCTTTGGCGAACATTACAAATTCGGCTCTAAACGCTGGGAAAAATATTATTTCAGCCTTGACAATTGATCCTATTAAAACCGGTTTTCAAGAATATGAAACCCAGATCAATGCTGTCCAGACCATTTTAGCAAATACTCAGCATGAAGGAACAAATCTTCAGCAGGTAAATAGAGCCTTGGATGAGCTGAACACCTATGCCGATAAAACAATATACAATTTTACAGAGATGACTCGTAATATTGGTACGTTTACGGCTGCGGGTGTAAATCTTCAGACATCAGTAGATTCTATTAAAGGTATTGCTAACCTGGCGGCTGTTTCAGGTTCAACATCCCAACAGGCATCTACCGCAATGTATCAGCTTTCACAGGCATTGGCGGCTGGAAAGGTTCAGCTTATGGACTGGAACTCTGTCGTAAATGCCGGAATGGGCGGAAAAGTATTTCAGGATGCCCTTATTAGGACATCAGAGCTACTCGGAACTGGTGCGGAAGAAGCTATCAATATGTATGGCTCGTTCCGCGAATCCCTTACAAAAACAGGATGGCTAACCACAGAAGTTCTGACCGAGACTTTAAAGCAATTTGCCGGAGCTTATGATGAGGCAGATTTAATTGCCCAGGGTTTTTCCGAATCCCAGGCTAAAGAGATCGTGCAGATGGCGAAGACTGCTGAAGATGCGGCCACCAAAGTAAAAACCTTCACACAGTTATGGGACACCCTGAAAGAAAGCGCTCAATCTGGATGGACTCAGACATGGGAAATCTTAATTGGTGATTTTGGAGAAGCAAAAGAACTGCTGACTGAAATTTCTGACTCTATAGGCGGTGTGATCGGAAAAACGGCCGAAGCACGGAACGCAGTATTGAGCAGCGGTTTAAGCTCTGGATGGAAGCAACTATTAGATCAAGGCATTGCTGATGAAGCCGGCTACATCGAAGCCATTGAAGAAGTAGCAAGAAAAAATGGCGATGCTTTCGATAAAATGGTTGAAGACGCAGACGATTTTTCGGATGCGTTAAAACAAGGATTGCAAGATGGCGTTATTTCTTCGTCAACGCTTACGGAAGCTGTTTATAATCTTCAAGATAAGATGAGCAGTATGTCTGAAGAAGAGCTTAAAGCTGCCGGATATACTTCAGACATGGTCAAGCAAATCGAAGATCTGGATGCCGGGCTTCGAGACGGCTCTATCTCTATGGACGAGTTCACAGAAAAGATTCTGCGTCCGTCCGGTCGTGAAAATCTGATTCAAGCCCTTTGGAATTCGGCTAAAGGTTTGATGAGTGTTATAACACCTTTAAAAGAAGCCTTTAGAGAAATTTTCCCTCCGGTAACAGGAGAACAGTTATATGAATTTACTGAAGGTCTGCGGGAACTCACCGAAAAATTCAAAATAGGGGAAGAAACAGCGAATAACCTGAAGAGGACATTCAAAGGAGTATTCGCTCTATTTGATATTGGCTTTCAGGGCGTCAAAGCTCTTGCTGGAGGATTTGCTGATTTAATAGGTTATGTAGCTCCAGCCGGAAACGGATTTCTTGAAATCACAGCCAATATAGGTGATTTTATTGTCGGTATCGATGAAGCAATTAAATCCTCGGATGCTTTCAATAAGGCGATTGAAGGAATTGGGAATTTTTTAAAGCCGATTGCTGATGGAGTAAAAAGTTTTGTAAAAGCAATTGCCGATGCGTTTGGCGAATTTGTAAACATTGACACCAGTGGGCTTGAGAAGTTTACAGATAAGGTAAAGGTAAGATTTGAACCATTTGTAAAATTGGGAGATTTAGTAAAAAAGGCTTTCGAAGGTATTGCAAAAATCATAGAAAAAGCCGCTCCTGTTTTGTCTAAACTTGGTTCTATCATAGCCAACGCTTTTTCAAATATTGGCGAAGCAATTCTTACAGCCTTTGACACTGCCAGCTTTGATCCTATTTTGGATTTATTTAATTCTGGACTTTTCGCTGCGATTTTATTAGGAGTTAAGAAATTTATTGACTCTTTATCGGAAATTACTGAAAACGGCGGCGGTATTTTAGGGTCGTTCAAGGATATTCTAGACGGAGTAAAAGGAAGTCTTGAAGCATGGCAATCGAGTTTAAAAGCCGGGACGCTTTTGAAAATTGCAGGAGCCATGGCAATTTTGACAGCCGCTATTATTGCTCTATCTCTGGTCGATTCGGAAAAGCTTAACACTTCATTGGGGGCGTTAAGCGTATTGTTCGTTGAGCTTCTTGGTTCAATGACGATATTCGAAAAGGTTATGAACGGCGCAGCTATTAAAGGGATGGGGCAATTAACTATCGCGATGATAGGAATGTCAACGGCAGTTTTGATTCTAGCTGGTGCAGTTCAGAAATTATCCGGCCTTGATTGGGGCGGCCTGGTCAAAGGATTAGCCGGTGTTGCCGGTTTATCTGCGATTTTGGTAGTGTCAGCAAAGGGACTTTCTAAATCTTCCGGAGGTTTGATTAAGAGCTCAACTGGTCTTGTTATATTTGCAGCGGCAATTCGCATACTGGTGGACGCTGTAGAAGATCTCGGAGCTTTAGATATTTCTTCCTTGGCTAAAGGTCTGATCGGCGTTGGCGTTCTTTGCGCCGAACTGGCGTTGTTCCTAAAAGTAACCGATCTCGATGGAATGGGTATTCTTAAAGGAACCGGGCTTATTCTTCTTGCTGCATCCATCAATATTTTAGCTAATGCAGTAGGCGCTTTTGGCGCGTTGGATATCCCAAGTTTAATTAAAGGATTGTCTGCTATTGCTGTAGTTCTTACGGAATTGGCGGTATTTACCAAGCTAACAGCAAATGCTAAAAATGTTATAGCTACAGCTACTGCAATGACCATTCTTGGCGCTGCTATGGTGATATTTGGAGAAGCAGTAAAGAAAATGGGAAACCTGTCCTGGAATGAAATCGGCAAGGGTCTTACTACAATGGCCGGTTCTTTAGCGGCTGTTACTGTAGCGATGCGACTTCTCCCAAAAGGAATGATCTCTAAAGCAACCGGTTTGGTGGAAGTAGGCGCGGCACTGCTTATTATCGGCGAAGCAGTTCGCAGTATGGGCGGAATGTCCGTAGAAGAAATTGCAAAAGGTTTAATAACACTTGCAGGTTCCATGACAATTCTTGTTGTAGCGCTTAATGCTATGAAAGGGGCTCTTCCAGGCGCAGCAGCCGTCCTTACCGTTTCTGCTGCTTTAGCCATATTTACTCCTGTTTTGAAAGCTTTAGGCTCTATGTCTTTGGAAAGTATCGTAAAAGGATTGGTCACTTTAGCCGGTTCCTTTACAATTCTTGGGGTGGCCGGAGCCGTATTGGGGCCTTTGTCGCCAGCTATTCTTGCTCTCTCAGCTGCTATTGCGGTACTTGGAGTTGGCTGTCTGGCTGCTGGAGCTGGTATTTTAGCATTTTCTGCTGGACTTTCGGCTCTTGCGGTATCTGGGGCTGCTGGAGCTGCGTCTTTGGTTGTCGCCGTATCCAGTATTCTAAGTTTAATTCCTTTAATATTCGAAGCAATCGGAGAAGGGCTTCTATCCTTAGCTACTGTTATTGCGAACGGTGGACCGGCTATAACAAAGGCAGTTACAGTATTGATATTAGCAGCAGTTGATGCGCTCACCACAGCGGTTCCTGCTGTAGTTGATGGACTGTTCGTCCTGCTCGACAGTATTTTGTCAGCTTTGGTGGAACATACGCCAACTATTGTGGAACAACTATTTGATATTTTAATCGGGGTTATTCAAGCCCTTACAGCAAAACTCCCAGAGCTTATTAAGGCGGGCGTTGAATTGCTCATGGCGTTTTTTGACGGAGTAATTGATGCTTTGAGCGGTATTGATGTAAATGTCCTCATCAAAGGTATCGCTGGAATCGGTTTACTTTCAGCAATCATGCTTGCCTTAAGCGCCGTTGCATCTCTGGTTCCCGGAGCTATGCTTGGCGTTCTTGGTATGGGCGCAGTTATTGCCGAACTCGCTCTTGTGTTGGCGGCAGTTGGGGCTTTAGCACAAATCCCAGGCTTAAAATGGCTCATAGGAGAAGGCGGAGATTTGCTCCAAGGCATAGGTACTGCCATCGGCCAATTTGTTGGCGGAATTGTCGGCGGTTTCATGTCCGGTGTTTCCAGTCAATTTCCCAAGATTGGATCGGATCTATCCGCATTCATGACTAATGTACAGCCGTTTATAGAAGGGGCAAGCCGGATCGACTCTTCTATGATGGATGGAGCAAAAGCGTTAGCAGAAACCATTCTCATTCTTACCGCCGCTGATATTTTGGATGGACTTACAGCTTGGATTACTGGCGGGTCTTCATTAAGCGATTTTGCAAGCCAGCTTGTACCATTTGGTGAAGCGATGCGGGATTTCTCCATTGCTATTGCTGGCATGGATGGGGAATTGGTGGCAAATGCAGCTACTGCGGGAAGAACCCTTGCTGAAATGGCCGCAACTCTTCCCAATTCCGGAGGGGTACTCGGCTTCTTTGCTGGAGAAAATGATATGAACGAGTTTGGAGCTCAGCTCATACCATTCGGAGAAGCCATGATGGGGTTCGCTTCAGCAGTGAGGGGGCTTGACGCCGATGCTGTCACAAACGCCTCCATTGCTGGCAAAGCTATGGCTGAAATGGCAACTACTATCCCTAATTCTGGTGGTGTTGTCGGATTCTTCGCCGGTGAAAACGATATGGATATGTTTGGCGAACAGCTTATCCCCTTTGGCGAAGCCATGATGAAATTCTCGAAGGCTGTAAAAGGATTGGATGCCAATGTTATTGTAGAGTCGGCGACAGCGGGAAAAGCTTTAGTAGAATTAGCAAATACAGTCCCAAATAGTGGAGGTGTCGTAGGATTCTTCGCTGGCGAGAACGATATTGATACTTTTGGAGAAAAGTTGGTACCGTTTGGCAAAGCGATGAAATCCTATTCCGATTCAATATCGGGGATCAATGCTGATGCGGTTACAAATTCTGCAACGGCCGGTAAATCGATAGTCGAGTTGGCAAACACATTACCGAATACAGGTGGCTTAGTCAGTTGGTTTACAGGGGATAACGATATCGCATCGTTTGGCGCCAGTCTCGTTTCTTTCGGTCAAAATTTTGCGCAATATTCGGATTATATGAAGAATGTTGACGCTAATATTGTAACAGCAACTACTAATGCGGCGACTTCTATCGTCGAGCTTCAAAAGAGCTTACCGAAAGAAGGCGGATGGTTTTCGGACGATATGACGCTTTCCAGTTTTGGAAGCGACATGGCGTCATTTGGAGCCAATTTTAGGCGCTATTACGATAGTATAAGCGGGATCGACACCGCTTTATTGTCCGGCGTTATTACTCAAACAAATCGCCTTGTGAGTATGGCAAACGGCATGGCCGAATTAGATACGAGCGGAATGACCTCTTTTAGTTCGGCACTGACTACTCTTGGAGAAACTGGTGTGACTGGATTTATTGATTCGTTCAATAATGCGGAATCCAAGATAGTAGCTGCTGCATCGGGTATGCTTTCTTCCTTTATCAGAGGCGCAAATGCAAAGAAATCCGAGTTATCGTCAACCTTTACGTCATTGGTTCAGGCTGTGTTGACCGCCATTAACGGAAAGAGCGGAGAGTTTCAAGCTAGTGGTTCGACGTTGATGGTCAAATTTATTACGGGCGTCCGTTCACAAGACAATGCTTCTAAAACAGCTTTTACTAATATTATCAGTGGCTGCTTAACCGCTATACGAAATAAATATGGCGAGTTTACATCCACGGGAACTCAAACTATGGTGAAGCTGATTGCTGGTGTCCGTTCGCAGGATAGTAACGCTCGTATGGCTTTTACAACGATCATCAGTGCTTGTTTAACAGCTATTAAAAATAAGTATCCGGAATTTACTTCCGCCGGGAAGGAATGCATGGTTAAATTCATAGCCGGTGTAAAAAGTAAAGAAAGCGAACTTAAAATTGCCTTTACAGCTACATTGGGTGATGCTGTATCCGCAATTAAAGATTATTATGACCAATTCTATTCAGCGGGTGCTTATTTGGTTGACGGATTTTGCGACGGTATCAGCGAAAACACATGGAAAGCAGAAGCGGCAGCACGGGCCATGGCTGAAGCCGCTGCCGAAGCTGCGGAGGAGGAATTGGATGAACACTCCCCTTCCAAGCGTTTTTATGGAATCGGTGATTTTGCGGGTGTTGGTTTTATAAACGCATTGATCGACAATGTTTCTAAAGCTGGCAGAGCAGGACGTGAGATTGCCAAAGCTTCTATTGACGGACTGAATCGAGTGATTTCCCAAATCTCAGAATATATAGATGCTGATATGGATGTGCAACCGACAATCCGTCCCGTCCTTGATCTTTCGGCAGTAGAGGCAGGAGCGATGCATCTGAATACCCTGTTCAGCAGAAATAGGGCGATGTCTGTCGGTATGGGAATGAACGACCGCATTTCTGATGTGGAAACCATGAGCGAGGAACATGCTGCTTATGGGAATACTTATCAATTCACGCAGAACAATTATTCGCCTAAGGCTCTGTCGAGAATTGAGATTTATCGGCAGACGAAGAACCAATTTTCGGCAATGAAAGGGCTGGTGGGTAACACATGATTAGAGCTGTAACTGTGACGAATTACTTGGGCGAATCAAAAAGATTTGAATTGGCGTTCCCGGAGGAATCCGGGTTCGCCGTTCAATCTATCAGCGGTCTTGGTCCGAGTAAAGCAGATGTCAATATGACGGAAATTTCCACGAATGACGGCTCATTATACAATTCGGCAAGAGTAAATTCCAGAAATATCGTTATGTCTCTAAAATTAATGTTCAATCCGCAAATCGAAGATACTAGGCATGATTCCTACAAATACTTCCCCATCAAGAAAAAAGTATCTCTTCTGGTCGAAACAGATAACCGGATATGCGAAACTTATGGGTATGTAGAATCAAACGAGCCGGATATTTTCAGCAGAGATGAGACGACGCAGATTTCCATAGTATGCCCAGATCCATATTTTTACTCAGCGGGGCCTGACGGGGTCAATACCACAATTTTTTACGGAGTAGAGCCGCTTTTTGAATTTGCGTTTTCCAATGAATCTGTTACCGATCCGTTGATCGAATTCGGAGAAATTAAAAACGAAACTGAACAAACAGTGTACTATTCCGGTGACGCTGAGATAGGAGTAGTCATTACGATCCATGCAATCGGTGATGTCTCGAATATTACCATTTACAATACCGGTACGAGAGAAGTCATGCGTATTGACACGGATAAACTGGAACAGCTTACCGGATCTGGAATGATTGCCGGAGACGAAATCATCATTTCTACGATCAAGGGAGAAAAATCCATTATACTGTTGCGTAATGGTATTTATACCAATATCTTGAATTGTTTGGACAAAGATTCCGATTGGTTCCAATTATCCAAAGGTGATAACATCTTTGCCTATGTAGCTGAAACAGGAATCACAAATATACAATTTAAGATTGAGAATAGGACTGCCTTTGAGGGGGTTTGACATTGTGGAATTGGTTGTTCTGGATTCTTCTCTAAAAATGCTTTCTGTTCTTGACACATTTGAATCTCTTATATGGACTGAACGGTATTCAGCTTATGGCGACTTTGAAGTGTACACAAGTATCAATGATTCTGTTCTCAATACATTAAAAGACGACTATTATCTTTGGCTGAAAGAATCTAACCAGACAATGATAATCGAGGATCGGAAAATTGAATCTGACGCAGAGAATGGAAACCATTTCACTGTTACCGGAAGATCATTGGAATCCATATTGGAAAGACGCATTATATGGAAACAGACAATTTTAAGCGGTAATTTTCAAAATGGAATTAAAAAGTTGTTAGATGAAAACATCATCAATCCTTCTGATAATTCCCGTAAGGTTTCTGAATTGGTTTTTGAAGCGTCTACAGATCCGTTAATTACTGGTTTAACTGTAGAAGCACAGTTTACTGGGGACAATCTGTACGATGCTATAAAAAAGCTGTGTGATTCCAAGAATATTGGTTTTCGAATTAAGTTGTCCAATGATAACAAATTCGTCTTTAAGCTCTATTCTGGTGCGGACCGTTCTTACGATCAGTTTGCAAACCCGTATATCGTATTTTCTCCAAAGTTTGATAATATTATCAGTACAAACTATCTTGAATCAAAAAAGACTTTGAAGACGGTCACATTGGTAGCTGGAGAAGGGGAAGGAGTAGATCGTAAGACAACAACTGTTGCCTGCTCATCAGGAGCCGGAAAAGGATTGAGCAGGAGGGAACTATATACCGATGCACGGGATGTTTCTTCGACAGTAGATGACCGTACCTTGACAGATACGGAGTATAATGCCCAGCTTTCTCAGAGGGGGCTGGAAAATCTGGCAGAAAATATCCTAACGAAATCTTTTGAAGGGAAAGTCGAAACAACGAGGATGTATAAATATGGTGAAGACTTTTCCCTGGGAGATATAGTCCAGATTGTAAATGAATATGGGATTGAAGGAAAAGCTCGTGTAACAGAATTTATCCGTTCCCAAAGCAAAGAGGGCCTTGATTCTTATCCAACGTTTATTACCGTAGAATAAGAGGAGGTGAAAAAATGAGTGTAACATATGGGTTTTATAATTCAAAAAATAAGGACCGAAGATATGATGCGATTCAAATGTCAAGTATCTTCGATGGGATTATACGCGATGGTATTTTCCAACACGTTGGGACAGCAATGATGGTAAAAGAATCCACTGGAATGATGGTGAATGTCGGCATCGGAAGAGCTTGGTTCAATCATACTTGGACACTGAATGACGCGCTACTTCCGCTGACGGTTTCACAATCGGAAGTGATTCTAAATCGAATTGATGCGGTTGTCCTCGAAGTGGACGCACGCGAATCAGTCCGAGCCAATGCGATTAAAATTGTTAAAGGCACTCCCGCAACCAGCCCTGTGAAACCAACAATGGTCAAAACAAATGAGCGTTGGCAATACCCATTAGCATATATTCGCGTTAAATCTGGGGTCACTTCTATCCGTCAGGCTGATATCACCAACACGGTTGGAACATCAGAATGCCCATTCGTAACAGCACCTTTAGAAAAAATGTCCATTGACGATTTAATAGCGCAATGGAAAGACCAATGGGATGTGTTCTATGGTTCTCAAACAGAGGATATGGAGCAAACGAATGATTTCTGGAAAGCCCAGTGGCGCACGTGGTTCGAAGCCCAGACATCTGAAATACAGGAAGCGTATCTCAATTGGGAGCACCAGTGGGAAGAGTTCTACAATACTCATTCGAGTGAAATTGTAAATACTGCTGAGTATTGGAAAGACATGTGGCAAAAGTGGTTTTATGATTACGTCAACAATAGCAGCAGGGAATTAGCTTACTGGAAGAAACTTGTTACAGACGACTTTACAGAATATAGCGATTTCTGGAAAGCCCAGTGGCGCACGTGGTTCGAAGCCCAGACATCTGAAATACAGGAAGCGTATCTCAATTGGGAGCACCAGTGGGAAGAGTTCTTTGACGCTCAGACTTCCGAAATGCAGGAGGCAAATTCCAATTGGAAATCTCTTTGGGATAGCTGGTTTTACAGTTATGTAAACGCCAGTACAAAAGAATTTACTGATTGGAAAGCGTCAATTGACAGGGATTTTAGAGACTGGTGGGACGCTATTAAAGAGCTTATCGATGGTGAAGATATTTCCGCGTTTGCAAATAAACTCGTTGAATTAGACGGACGTGTAGGCGAACTTGAAGAATTTCAAAATGAACTTACAACCAGTCACTCTATTCATGATGGGATTATCGATTCGTCGGATGAAACTATTTTGGATGGAACCAGCGAACCGCTAGAAGGTAAACGAGTTGTATTTGTTGTGGAAAACAGTGCTGATCTTTGCGAAGAGCTGGAAGATGTAAAACGCCGTTTATCAGCGATTGAACAGGCATTCGACGGATTGATAAACGAATTTACCGTTTATCAGATATTAACCGACGGAGGAACATGGCTGTATACCAATAAACCTGATGCGGATCGGACAGATCAAATTCTTGACAGCCAGGGCGGTATTATCAGAGGAAAAACCATATTTGTCACGAAATAAAGGAGGCCGATTCTATTGTTTGATAATATTTTTGTATTTTTGTCAACGATTATGGATTCGGAAAAGGCCCCTCTTATGGACAATTACGAGAATCCGCTTGAAGGCCGAACCTATTCGGGTTTGTTGGCAAAGTTTATAGAAGGGATTCCGGAAGAGTTTCAAGTGTCTGATTGTCTCAGGGATAATGCACGTCAAGGTTTATATTCGGTGTTAGATTCTGATGATGGATTTGTTAAGGACAATGAATCCGAAAACTTAAACGGCCGTTCCTATTCAACAGAACAGATTCTTGACAGCAATGAGAATCCAATTTTTAGTCGAGCGATATTTGCAACAAATTAAAAAAGAAAGGCGGATAAAACAATGAAAATCACAGATTACGAAAAAATAACGCAGCTTGTTGCCAACAATGTTCTGTTGGTAGACGGAGATGGAGGGACCAAGACTATTTTAGCTCGGGATTTGTTGGCGGCTCTCGTAGCAGTAAGTTCATCTCAGGATTATTTGTCCAAGATGGATATTTCCCAGCTCACACAAGTTTCTTCGGTTGCAAAAGATGATAGATTGCTTCTGGCCGCCACGGATGGAAACAAAGGTATCACGGTAAATGATGCTTTTTGGGGGATTTTAGATTCTGTTGTGTCCACAGAGCAGCGCCGGAATATTTTTCGTGGAAAAAATCTCGGCACAGCTCTTACATCAGCACAAAAGGCTGCCATTAAAGATGGTACATTTAAAGGATTTTTTATCGGGGACTATTGGAGTATCGGAGATAGAATTTGGAGGATTGCCGACATCAATTATTGGATTAACTGCGGCGATACTTCCTGCACGACAAATCATCTCGTAATTATGCCGGATACAGTGTTATATAATGCCAAGATGAATGAGACCAATATTACAACTGGAGGTTATATTGGTTCACAGATGTATAAGGAGAACCTGGAGAATGCAAAAACCATTGTGAACGCTGCGTTTGGCTCCGCCAATATTTTAAGCCACAGGGAATGGTTGACAAATGCCGTATCTAATGGCTACCCCACTGGAGCTTCGTGGTATGACTCAAAAATTGAACTGCCAAATGAAATTATGATGTACGGTAGCTATGTATTCGCTCCTTCTGGTAATGGCTCTTTTATTCCATATATTCACACAATCAATAAGAGCCAGTTAGCTTTAATGCGTATTCATCCGAGATTCATCAATCCGAGCAGGCAAACACAATGGTTGAGAGATGTTGCGTCTTCGGCCGGCTTCGCTTATGCGGACGGCCATGGTAATGCGGGCTGTCTTGGCGCTTCGAACTCTTATGGGGTTCGTCCGGTCTTCGGTCTGGTTGGTTAGTTACATCTGGGGGCCTTGTGCCCCCGCCATTTTTTTATTCGCTATGAGAAATTCGGTACTCAGGTGACGGATATTTGTGGTATAACAAATAAAAAATAGACGAAAGGGATGCTCGAAATGGAAGATAAAATTTATAAAATTACACTTGCTGATGGAACCGTTCTCGAAAATTTAACCTTGAACGGGAACAATTTCATTTCTGGTGAAAATATCGAAGCTTCTACGTTTGAAATGAATTGTTCTCCCGTTATCGTTAGTGACGGAACTACCGAAGAAATCCATGAAAATATGGAGCTTGTTCAAGTATCAGTAGTGGAAGGAAAAACGTGGTTCGTTCTCCGTGATATTTCTGAAGACGAATTAGAGCAGGCAAAAATCAAAGCCGACATCGAATATATCGCTATGATGAGCGATATTGAGCTTTAAAAATCTGTAAACAAAAAAGCAAGGAAGGAGATCATTATGGCACACAGCAAGAATTATACTAAAGTAAAAGGTTTCTACAGCAGAAAACTATGGGACGAGGATAGAGTCCGTGATGCGGTTGTGAAAAACTGGATCACAAAAGAAGAATTCAAGGAAATTACGGATAAAAATTACGAATGAGTGTCCTCGTCAGCAAACGAAGCGAATCTAAGTTCGAAGCTATTGTCTATTCTATAGAATTACATAATATGCTGATCGAACTAATGCAGCGTAGTTTTGGAGTAAAGGATCTGGATCAGTTTGTCCGTATGAGATATGCTTATGGAAAAGATGACACCGAAGATTTTTCCAAATATAGATATCTAATGTACAATTATAAAACCCGGATAGATCAATTAGCTTCTTTGATGACGAACAATATTCGAGCAGCAAATTCTATCTATCCAACTATGCTGCATGAATATGAGAAAAGAAGAGACTATCAAAATACAGCCATAGTAAACTGCGAGCAGCTTTTGAAAGAACTACAGCGAGTTGTTGAAATATTTGAAGTTGATGTAAATCTTTACAGCCGCTATGTAAAAGCCATCGACCGAGAAATCGGTTTGATAAAAAAGTGGCGTCAACGGGACAATCAAATCAAGTCTCAATTAAAAGGGTAATATCTAATTATGCGTTTGCGTCTTCGACCAACTTCGCTAATGCGAACAGCAATGGTAATACGAACTGTAATAGCGCTTCGAACTCTAATGGAGTTCGTCCGGATTCTCTGCCTAACCAACAGAGAAGGAGATATTGTCCTTTCCGAATGGATAAATAGCAAAGCCGGACGCAATTTACTAAGGTAACTATTGCTATCACGGTGAATGATTTATGGACTATGAAAAAATTGTCTGTGATGCCAACAATTTGTACAGGGCTTACACGGCCTCTGTTAAAGCAAGCAAGTGGAAGGAAACAACTCAGAAATTCATCATGAATTTCCTGAGGCATATTTTTTCCATTCAAGATGACCTTGTGAACAGGACTCTTCAAAATGGTCCAACACAAGAATTTACGCTGTTTGAAAGAGGCCGTGTGAGGCCCATTACAAGTATCCAGGTTAGGGATCGAATTATCCGTCATGTTTTGTGCGATGAAGTTCTGCTTCCGGAAGTAAAAAAGCACATTATTTACGATAACTGCGCATCCATCAAAGGACGAGGTTTGTCACGTCAGCGGGACAGGTTTGAAGTCCATCTCCGTAAATATTACAAATTATACGGAAACAAAGGCTGGGTCTTGTTTGGGGACTTTTCCAAATTTTACGATAATATTATCCACGAAGTCGCTAAAAGAGATTTGCTAAAATTGTTTAATAACGACGAATTCATCGATTGGTTATTAACCACAATTTTTAATGGATTCAAAATTGATGTATCTTACATGACCGATGAAGAATATGCTACATGCCTGACTGATATATTCAACAAATTGGATTACAGAAATATCCCAATAACTAAATTAACTGGCGAAAAATGGATGGAAAAATCGGTTAATATTGGCGATCAATTATCGCAGGTAATCGGAGTGTATTATCCGCATCGAATTGATAATTATGTCAAATACGTTAGAAGGCAAAAATTTTATGGAAGATACATGGATGATTGGTATATTATGAATCCGGACAAAGAGGAACTATTTGACTTATTAGATCATATTTATCGGATAGCAGAAGAATATGGGATTCATATTAACAGGAAGAAAACCCGAATTGTAAAAATTTCAGGACCTTATAATTTTTTGCAGATAAAATATAGTCTCACTGATGCAGGAAAAGTAATCAAACGGATCAATCCTAAACGGGTAACTACGATGCGCAGAAAAATTAAAAAGCTTTCAGTCAAAGCAAAGGATAAAGAGATTCCATATGAAAACATAGAAAATATGTTCCGTGGTTGGATGGGAAATTATTACAAGCTGCTATCCAAAAAGCAAAGGAAAAATTTGATAAGTCTCTATGAGGATTTATTTGAAAAATCGATTAAAATCGTCAACAAAAAGATGATTATAACCGATAAAATCAAATAGATATGGAGGATACTAAAATGGAACCTTGGTTTCAGATGGTAGCGACGATTGTATGCGCAGTCGTCGCTTCTTCTGGTTTTTGGGCGTATATCCAAAAAAGAAGCGAGAAAAAAGATGTGAGGACTCAGATGTTAATCGGTCTCGCTCATGACAGGATTATATATCTGGGGATGTCTTATATCGAACGAGGATGGATAACGCAAGACGAATATGAGAATCTGCATGACTATCTTTATAAGCCTTATGAAAAGATGGGAGGAAATGGCTCAGCAAAGAAAGTTATGCAGGAAATCAATAAACTACCTATTCATAAATCAACGTATATTCAAGAAAATCAATAGGAGGAATCGATTTATGGACCAGATTATGAATTACGTGAAACCAGAGCTTCTTGTTGTAGCTGCCGTACTTTACTTCTGCGGTATGGGCTTGAAGCAAACCCAGATGGTTAAGGATAAATACATCCCTGTGATTCTGGGAGTCGGGGGTGTCTTTCTTTGCGCAATCTGGGTTCTGGCAACGTCTCCGTTGGGAAATGGTCAGGAAATTGCCATGGCTGCCTTTACTGCGATTGTACAAGGAATTTTGATGGCTGGTTTGAGCACCTATATTAACCAAATCATCAAACAGACGAATAAAAATGAGTAGCTAGAAAAAGGCAGAACAAAGTGAAAAAAGTGTATACGTCTCGGTTTATTCCTACACTATACCTGCATTTGAGCTGAAAAACCCGGTATTTCCGGGCATTTTTGTTTCTATAATAAGAACATCAGGCTTTTTACTAAGATTCTTAGATGCTTTTACACTTTTAAGTTTTCCCGTCTTAATCAGATCATTAATCGTAGTTGCGCCAAGGCTAAGGCAGGTATATTTGTCTAAAATGGTAACAGGAATCGAATACAAGTTATCCTGTATAGTTTGCTCTGACATAAGTCTTTTCCTCCTGAAAGTTATATAGGATGCCGTCTTACTGGTTTTTATTTTGCTGTTGCAACCCCAGCCCAATCAACCGATCGGTCTGATCTGCCATAAACAGCGGGATGTTCAGCACATCATCATCCAACTTCAAATTATCCAGTGACAACCGGACACGGAGCTTGACCTGATCTGGAAACAGTTCTTTGAATTTCTTGAGGCTTCTGCTGGTGGTGTTGGCTTCGGACTTGACTTCCACAGGAAAAATATCGTTTTCACGCTGAATCAGGAAATCCACCTCATAAGGAGGATTTGTCTGTGCCCAGTACCGGGGAGTCACTTCAAACTGTGTAATCAAGGTCTGAAGTACAAAATTTTCGGTTAATGCACCCTTGAATTCGATAAATAACCGATTACCCTCGCCAAAGGCAGTCGGTGCAAGCTGGGCCAGGCGGCGGAGGAGCCCCACATCTACCAGATAAATCTTAAAAGCAGATAGGTCATCATAAGCGGCTACAGGCAGGCCGGGAGCGGTGCTGCGGTAGATCTTATGCACCAGTCTGGCGTCCACCAGCCACTGTAAGGCGTCCTCGTATTCACGGGCCCGTGCTCCTTCTTTGACCACCTTATAGATAAACTTTTTGTTTTCTCTCGCCAGTTGGGATGGTATGGACTTCCAGATCATTGAAATCTTAGGGAACTCGCTGATATTGGGGTGCTTGGCAAAGTCACGCTCATAAGCGCCAATAATCCCAGACAAGGCTTCCTGCATGGCATCCACATCCCTTGCCTCCGTCCACATCTTAACGGATTCTGGCATACCGCCGGTCACATAGTACATCTTCAACTTTTCATACAGAGGATTAAAGAAGGCATCAGGGATCGGCTCAATGGTGTTTACTGTCTCCAGATATTTTGCCAGGTTCTCATCCCCATTGGCCAATAGAAATTCGGTAAAGGTCATGGGATCAATCTGCATGAAGTTGACTTTACCGACTGGGAAAGAAGAAGGTTTTGCTAAGGCAATCCCCAGGAGAGAACCGGCGCAGGCAATGTGATACTGCGGCGCCTTCTCGCAGAAATACTTCATGGAATTGATGACCTTAGGGCAATCCTGTACCTCGTCAAAAATAATGAGGGTCTTCTCTGGCATAATCTTCTGACCACTTGCCAGCATGAGATTCTGCAAAATCCGGTCTACATCTTTTGTGGTTTCAAAAAATTGTTTGTACTCTTCGTTTTCATCAAAGTTGAAATAAGCAGTGTTTTCGTAGTAGCACTTGCCGAATTCTTTCAGAATCCAGGTCTTACCCACCTGGCGCACGCCTTTCAAAATCAGAGGCTTGCGATAGGGAGAATTCTTCCAGTTCAGCAGTTTCTTCAAAATCAATCGTTCCATATATACACCCCGTCACACTTTTATGAGAGATTTAGTGCTCTTTTATCACAATTTTATTATATACAAAAAACATGAAAATGCAACACCAATCACAAAATTATATTGGCTTTGATGACTTTTAATCACAATATTATTAAAATAGTGTTATGCAGTTTACCTGGGGGATTTTGCAAATAAGATTGCGGTTCGACTTTTGCCGTGCTACGCAAAAGATCTCTGTGAGCACTACAACTTCGACCGGAACAAATATCGCCTCTGCGTGAAGGAAAAGAGATTTGCCGCCATCACCAAAAGGGACTTCGCCAAACTGAAAGAGGATCTCCAGTTTCTGGACAATGCCCTGAAAACGGTGCTGGCCACACACCAGGATTATTTCCGGGAACGGTTTGTAGAGGGCTTGTGGATCCGCAAGTACGCGGATGCCCATCAGCTGAACCGTGGCAGCGTGGACTGTCAGCAAAAGAAATTCTTCTCTGCCCTGGCTCGTCTACTGAAAGAACGGGACGAGGCGGAGGGAACATGCCGACTGAGGAAACCAGCACATAAGTAAATAATCCAACCTCAAACGGAGCGCCTGCGACAAAGCAGACGCTCCGTTTTTCTGTCAAGTGTATGTCAATAGGATATGATTTTCCCAATACAAGTAGAGAGGCAACTCGGACACCATCGAAAAATTGTGTCAAAACTATGTCACATGCAAATGTTCTCGCCTAAAGAAGTAGAGGGAGTTTTGAGAAGGAGATGGTCAACATGAAAGAATCTGTTTACAAAAACTATGACGAAGCAAAGGTGCTGGGCGTATCACCGTCCAGCGGGTGTGAACTGATACACCAACCGGACTTCACGGTGCTGCTTGTGGGCAGCTGCATGGTGGTGCCGAAAGGTAAGTCCATTCAGTGGGTGGAGGAGCATGCAGGAGGTGCTATATGAAGTTTCAACAGTGGCCCAAACGCGATCCCAACAAAAACTATTTTATGGTTCCCAACGAAGTGTTTCACATCGACCTCAGTCATCCGAAGATCTCGATCTACTGCTATCTGCTGAGCATCGAGGACAGAGAAACCTATCAGTGCTGGCCCAGCTACAAGACCATCGGCAAGGCGCTGGGGATGTGTGAAAACACGGTCAGCAAGTATATGCGCAGCCTGGAGGAGAAAGGTCTCATCCGTACCGAGCCGACCATGATACGAAGCAAGGACGGCAGGCCGCTCAACGGAAACCTGCTCTACACCATCCGTCCGATCCAGGCGGCGGAGGAATCGTTCTACCAGCGGCAGTTCCGGCAGCTGGAGGAGGATGCTGCCCGTCAGAGGGCGGCGGAGCGTCTGGCGGAATCCGCCCGCAGAAGCCCCCAGAACGCCCTGTGTGTGCCTTTCGGAGCGGGAGCGAGTCCCAGTGCCGATCCGGGGTTGGAGGTCCAATTTGGCCCGCTTTCGGAGGTGCTTCCGGGGACGAAAGAAAAAGCAGGATAAACGACGGGGCGTAGGCACCCCCTGTCGGAAGCACAACTGCCCGCAGTGCGGGCAGTTGCGGGGGCTTTTGCGGGGCTTGAAAGTGGGGCCAAAATCCGGGCCGTGATATCATCTCTGCGGTCACAATCCCCGAAAGCCTACTGCCACAAGGAAAAAACAGGGGTCAACCCCCGGAAAGGAGCCAACATGAGCAAAAAAGAGAAATTCCCACTCTACCTGTCGCCAGAGAAAAAAGCCATCCTGGAGCGCCGGTATCAGGAGGACGGGAGCCGGAGCATCACCGCCTTCATTGAGCGGGCGGTGGACTTCTATCTGGACTACCTCAGCGCCAACAACGCCGGACTGTTTCTTCCTACCTCCATCAAGTCCTATCTGGACGGAAGGATGGGACAGTTGGAGGAGCGGGTGCGTGGGACCTGGGAGGAGGGCGATGAGTGGCAGGATTGATTCTGAAAAGCCCCTACCTGAAGTGTGACGGCGGAAATTCTGTCAGCGGTTATCTGCGGTACATTGGGACCAGAGAGCGAGTGGAATTGCTCCCGGATGACCGTCCTCCCACCAGAAAACAGGAGCAGCTCATCAGAAAACTGGTGAAAGATTTCCCTTCATCCAAGGTGCTGGGTGAGTATTTGGACTACGAATCCAAGCCCACCAAGGCCCATGCCTCCGCCTTTATCACCCGTGCGTTGGAGGAAAACTGGGCTCAAGTTCAGCAGATGGACGGCTACATGAAGTACATTGCCACCCGGCCTCGTGCGGAACGGCTTGGTGACCACGGACTCTTTGGTGATGAAGATGCTGTTGATTTGGAGAAAGCCACGCGGGAGTTGGATCAGTACACCGGCAACGTGTGGATGCACATCATCTCCCTGAAACGGGAGGACGCCGCCCGCCTTGGCTACGACAATGTCAAGGCGTAGCGGAATTTGCTCCGCGCCAATCGCAATGAAATCGCGGCCGCCATGAACATTCAACAGAATCACTTCCGCTGGTACGCCGCCTTCCACGATGAGGGGGAGCACCCCCACGTCCACATGATGGCGTGGTCAACGGAGCCGGGGGAAGCCTATCTTACCAGAGAAGGCATCCACAAGATCAAGTCCACGCTGACCAATCAGATCTTCAAACAGGAGATGCTCCACACCTACGAACAGAAATCTCAGTCGCGGGATGAGTTGGTGCGGGAAGCCCGCAAGGCCATTCGGAAACTCACACAAGAGATGGCCAAGAGCATCTGCACAGAACCTGCCATCGAGCAGAAGATGGAGCAACTGGCCAGGCAGTTGGAAACGGTCAAGGGCCAAGCCGGAACCGGAGCCGCCCGACCCGCCGGAGGAGAGCCGGTACAAGGCGATACCGTTCGAGAGAGTTGGGTAAAAGAAACAAAGCCCAAGGGACGATATTTCGTCCCTTGGGCTTTATAATTTTGGGGGTTAACCATATATCAAAAGATTAAAGAGTTGTGGAACATTCAAAGTCATCTGCTACAATCTCGACTGCATCATTAGCGGAATCTTGATCGCCAGAGAAGTCTCCTTCAAAAAACCATTTATACGCTCGAGCACTTATAACTTTGGTTTCAACTAAATCAAGGCCACCGCCAATAAACAGCACCAACACCGGGAACAAGTTTTCCCAAATTGATAATGCCAT